AAGATGCAGGAAAAGGCGGAACAACATCAGCTCCGTATAGTTCAGGTATAAATAATGTTGCTATCGGATATCAAGCTCTTGACGGTTTCACGACTGGATATGAAAATGTCGCGGTAGGTAGTGGTGCTGGTGGAAATATAACAACAGGATACACGAGTACTTTTGTTGGTCATACAGCTGGTGCATCTGTATCGACTTCTGGAAATAACACTTATATAGGTTATGCTGCAGGTCTTGCAATTACTGGTGGTGGAAATGTCGGTGTAGGTAATCATGTGATGAAAGCTGGTAGTGGAGCTGCTGCTGATAATACGGCTGTCGGTGGTGGTTCGTTGTACGCTATTACTTCAGGTGAGAAGAATGTTGCTATTGGTTCTGCAGCAGGAGAAACTTTAACAACTACAGATAATACAGTATTAATTGGTTACCAAGCAGGTTACGCAATAAATTCAACTAGTGCTAACGGAACAGTTGCTATTGGTTATCAAGCAGGAGTGAGACACACCAGTGGTGCAGGATGTGTTTATGTAGGAAATGCTGCTGGTGACCATTGCACAGATGGGAATAGAAATGTTGCTATTGGAGAAGCATCTCTTAGTGGTAATGCAGACGATGACAATGTAGCTGTCGGATATGGAGCACTAGGGGTTTGTCTTAGTGCAGATAACGTAGGTGTAGGAACAAATGCTGGAAACACCATTTCTACTGGAGCTGAAAATACATTAGTGGGGTACAATGTAGATGTTGCTTCAGGAGATAATACAAACAATGTTGTACTTGGAAATAATTTAACTGCTACAGATAAAGATAATGCGGTATTCATTGGTAACGATACAAACCATATTGAAAATGATTTTAATGCAGATGCTACTTGGAATTACTCATCAGACGTAAGACAAAAGACTGATATAGAAGATGATACTCTTGGTTTAGATTTTATAAATAAAATAAGACCAGTAGTATATAAACACAAATCACCATCAGAGTTTCCAAAAGAATGGAGTTCTTATGATGCGGATGATAAAGAACCGATGGGTGGTGATAAAAAGATTCATGGATTGATTGCTCAAGAAGTAAAAGAAGCATTACAGGATGTTAATATAGACTCTTTTGGTGGTTGGTCTGAAGGAGATGACGGAAGACAGAGGGTTTCAAGAGAAATGTTCGTAACACCGTTGATAAAAGCAGTTCAAGAACTAACAGAAATCGTAAAATCTCAACAAAAAGAGATAGAGGAATTGAAAAAGAAATAAAAAATTGTATTTATAATATTTATGTTATATTTATATAAACTTAAACTAATATAGGAGAATAAGTTATGGCTGAAGAAGCAAAAGTTGTTGAAGCTTCCGATGAAATTAAGTTTTCAGAGGAAGAATTGAAAGAACTCGGTGAGTTACAACAATCATATCAAGAAAAACAAGCACAATTAGGACAGATAGCGGTTCAAAAGATTCTATTGGGTCAGCAGGTTGAAGCTATCGATAACCGTCAGGTCGAACTTGAGGGTGAGTATGAGGCTGTTCAACAAAAAGAACGTGAAATCGTTGAAAAGTTGAACGAAAAGTACGGACCTGGTCAGTTAGACCCACAAACAGGCGTGTTTACACCGATTCCTCAGCAAGAGGAACAGCCTTCTGAAGGTTAATACGAAAAAAAACCTCTAAATTGAACATTTTGGGGATTTATGGTTATATTTATACTAGAATAATTTTTATTCTAAGATTTAATATAATGAATTAACTAGGAGAAATTCAATGGCAGAAAGAATAGTTTCACCTGGTGTATTTACTCGCGAGAGAGACTTATCATTCTTACCACAAGCAATCGGAGCGATTGGTGCGGCTATCATAGGGCCTACACAGAAAGGCCCAGCCTTTGTGCCTACACAAGTAACATCATTTCAAGATTTCGAGGAAATCTTTGGTGGTCAAGATGAAAGATTCTATACACCTTATACGGTAGAACAATATTTAAGAAGCGCAGGGGTTGTCACGATAGTGAGAGTCCTTGGCTTAGGTGGATACAAAGCGGATGCGATAAGACTGAATGTCAGTAAAGAGGGTGGTTCACCTGTTACTGAATCATTGGCAATTCTAGCACCATCGAGAGGTTCAGATGGGACAGGTGATTTATCAGCTAGCTCTATAACCTCTGGTGGTAGTTGGAATGGTTTTGTATTAACAGTTAGTGGTAGTGATGTATCGGCCGAGACATATAACTTGTCCTTTGATACAGGTAGTGCGAATTACATCACAAAGGTTTTGAGTTCAGACCCACAGTCAACCAAAAGTGGTAACTCTGATTCATCCGTCTATGTATACAAGGTATTCAGTAGAAAAGCGAACTCAACTGGTTCCTACACACAGGCACCATATCCATCGGCATCGGTCGATGTTGACGCGGATGGTCTTGACTTTTTTAGTGGAACGAATACTGTCGACAACGATGGTAACGAATCTACTGATTGGACTGGTAACAAAGAGTATCAGACCGGTAGGACGCCTTTCTTGGAATCACAACTAATTAACGGACAAAGATATAAACTGTTCAGAGTATACACTCGTTCCCATGGTTCAAATATAAACTCTGAGATGAAGATAGCGATTAGGGATGTTAAACCAGCCGCGGATATAGCAGGTTCGGATTACGGTACATTTTCTCTACAGGTTAGGGTGAATAATCCAAACGGTATCGATGATGATAACATCATGGAACAGTTCGATAATTTGACATTCGATCCCGAATCACCGAACTACTTCGCAAAGAGAATCGGTGACAGACATGTTGTGATTGACTCGAACGGTAAGTTAACAAATTTTGGAACTTTACCGAATCTAAGTAAACACATCAGAATCGGAGATTACAACTCAAGTACCGCTGGTGAGAATAATCTTTCTCAACATCCAAAAGAGGTAGTACCGATGGGACACCAAGCTGTGTATAACACCGTACCTGGTGGAACAGAGATTCCAGCCGTTGTTTTCAAATCAGACCAAAATAGTGAAATCGGAACCTATGATGCAAATGTGTTCTATGGATTTGATTACCTATCAAAGTTCGTAAAAGATGATAACAATCAATACTTGGCACCGATACCAGCCACGGCTAATTTTGGTAACAACGTATCGATGAGTCTCGAAGATTTCTTCGGTAGTGCGGATGCCAATCCAAACGGAGAATCAACTTTTGCTGATGCAAGTGAAAAAATAAGTTTGACCAACTCAACATTGGCACAAAGGAAGTTTGTTGTACCGATTCAATGGGGATTCGATGGAAGGAATCCTGCGACTCCATATAACGTCGGAACGGCAATAACCGCAGATAACACACAAGGTTTTGACCTTTCAAGTTCAACATCTAGTGGTAGTTTGGCTTATAAGAGGGCAATCAACGCAATCAGTAATCCTGACGAATTTGATATCAATCTATTGGTAACACCTGGTGTGATTCATAGATTACATTCTAATATTACCAACCATGCGATATCAAAGGTGGAATCACGAGCTGACGCTCTATATATTATGGATTCAGCAGCTGTAACGGATACCGTGGAGACAGTTTTGGAAACCGTCAAGAATCTTGACACCAACTATGTTGCAACCTATTATCCATGGGTATTGATACCCAATCGCGATAGTGCAATACCTGTTTTTGTCCCACCATCTGTGGTTCTACCAGGTGTGATATCATTCAACGACCAAGTCGCACATGAATGGTTTGCTCCAGCTGGACTGAACAGAGGTGGATTGACATCCGTATTGGAAGCTAAGACAAGATTAACACATGCAGAAAGGGATGACCTCTACGAAGGTAGGGTCAATCCAATTGCTTCTTTTCCTGGTCAAGGTGTGGTGGTGTTTGGTCAGAAGACCTTACAATCCAAACCATCGGCACTCGATAGGGTGAACGTAAGAAGACTGTTGATTGCGTTGAGGAAGTTCATCGCAAGTGCTTCTAGATTCCTAGTCTTTGAACAGAACACTCAGGCTTTGAGGAATCGTTTCTTAAATATTGTTAATCCATATTTAGAACAAGTACAATCCAATAGTGGTTTAAGTGCCTTTAGGGTCGTAATGGACGATACCAATAACACACCAGAGGTCGTCGATAGGAATCAGTTGGTAGGTCAGATATTCATCCAACCTACGAGAACAGCTGAGTTTATCGTATTGGACTTCGTTGTTGAACCAACAGGTGCTACTTTTCCTGAATAAGTAAGAGTCACATAAGAATCAAAAAGCCCCTCTCACGAGGGGTTTTTTGTTTTAATTAAAAATTTCATTATTTGATATTTATTTATGAATAGAAATAAACGGACTTTTAGGGAGATTAGAATGGCTACATTAGACCCTTCAGAAATTATGTTCACACCGTTTGAACCGAAAACTAAAAATCGGTTCATCATGTACATTGAAGGAATACCAGCATATCTTGTCAAATCTGCAAATAGACCAACTATACAGTTTGAAGAGATTGTTCTTGACCACATAAATGTTAAGAGATATATAAAAGGTAAAGGTGCTTGGCAACCAATCGATATAATGTTGTACGACCCGGTCGTACCAAGTGGAGCACAGGCGGTTATGGAATGGGTTCGTTTATCACATGAGTCGGTCACAGGTCGTGACGGTTACTCGGATTTCTATAAAAAAGACGTAACTTTTAATCTGTTAGGGCCAGTCGGTGATGTTGTCGAAGAGTGGGTGCTCAAGGGTGCTTATATCGAACAAGCCAACTTCGGTGAGTTGGATTATGCCACATCAGACCCAGCTGAGATAACACTAACGCTTAAATACGATTACGCAATCTTACAATTCTAAGGAGTTAAAATGAGTTTTATAAAAGAAATGTTATCTAGTGATGCTAAGATATCATCGAAGAGAACAGTTGGTTTTGCTGCATTCTTTATGTTGATTTGTAGTTGGGGTGCTGATACCTTTACTGCGTTTGAAGTCAAGGATAAAATATTGGAATGCTTTATGTACATTTCGGTCGTTGGACTTGGTGTCACAGCGGCTGAGAAGTTCGGTAAAAAATAAAATAGTTTTAGAACAAAATTAGTTATATATATTATTACAAAACAAAGGAGTCATAAATGGCTGAATATAAATTCCCCACAGAGGTGGTAGACCTACCATCCAAGGGATATTTCTATGTCGATGGTCATCCCCTATCTAGCGGTAAAGTAGAAGTAAAATACATGACCGCAAAGGAAGAGGATATATTGACATCTCAAAATCTTATACAACAAGGGACTGTTATCGATGTTCTGTTACAATCACTAATAGTCGATAAGACTATTAACGTCAATGAATTATTAATTGGTGATAAAAACGCAATCATGGTTGCTGCTCGTATTTTAGGGTACGGTAAGGATTATGAGTTTGAATACGATGGAGTAGAACAAAAAGTAGATTTATCCAAACTTAATCCGGTCAAAATAGAATTCGAAAATACACCAAAAGGAGTCAATGAATTTTCTTATGTTTTACCTAATTCTAAACGGACAATTACTTTCAAATTACTAAACGGTAAGGATGAAAAACAAATTGAATCTGAATTGAAGGCTTTGAGAAAGATTTCAAAAACACAATCCTCAGGTTTGACCACCAGACTGAAAAAAATGATAATATCCGTAGATGGTAATTCAGAAAGGTTGTTTATCAATAACTTTGTTGATAATGAATTTCTATCAAGAGACTCTTTGGTGTTCCGACAATATTTATCAAAAATAACGCCCGATATGGATATGACAACTACCGTCAATGATTCCAACGGAAAGGAGATAGACGTGGTGATTCCTATCACCGCTCGATTTTTTTGGCCTGCCACAGGAATATAAACTTCAAATACACGAAGAAATATTTCAACTAATACTACATTCAAAGGGTGGATTTTCGTTCGGTGAAGTTTACAATCTACCTATTTACCTTAGAACATTTTATCTCAAAAGACTTCAGAAGTTCTACAAAACTGAGGCCGATGAATTCAAAAAAGAGATGAATAAATATAAAAAGTGATATTTATTATTGAGTTATAATACTTAATTTTATTCGGAGATAATAATGCCTAAATACAAAGAGGTAAATGAAATCGTCATAGAGGGATTCATAGAAAAGTTGTTTTCCAAAGTTGGACAGGCAAAGTCGTCAAAAGTTCTTGATAAATTATCCGACCAAGATCCTGATATCAAAAAGGATTTAGAGGTATTACAAAAATTAAGGGATAAAATGAATAAAGAACTTAATACGAAGGCTAAAAGAAACGCAGAATTACAAAGAATCATGAAACAATATGGCTAATTTTACTGATGCACAGATACTCGCCGGTTTCGCCGGAAAGGAAGCAAAAGATAATCTAAAGGAGTCAATGAATCTAGCCGGTAGTTTTGGCGATATGCTTGGTGATTTGATACAAAAACGTAAGACCGAAAGCGAATTAACAGGTAAAGTTTTAGATTTAGAGGGTCAAATTCTAACCATTGGTAATCAAATCCTTACCCAAAAAGGCGATAAGCTTAAAATAGATAATGATGCGGGTAAATCAGCCTTGAATGCTTTAAATCTTCAAATAGGTATACGTGAACAAATAGCGGGTCAACTTAGTGGTGTTATAAGTTTCATAGAAACAGCTGGTGCAATCAAGGATGTATTGAAAACCGCGTTGATTAATCCCCTAGGTTTGGTAACCACTTTGATAGGTGGGGCTATACTTGCTTTTGTAAAATTTAAGGGCGAGGTGGCCGACGCCAGAAAAGAGTTAGGTCTTAGTGTTAGTAGCTCAATCAAATTAGTCGCGGCAAACAAAGCGTTGGGACTCGCAGCACAAGGTTTTGGTTTAGAGTTACAAGATGTGGAAGAAGCTCAGAAAGCTATATTATCGGATTTAGGTGGGAGTGTTGATGAAGCGATAAAATTAAGTTTGAACTTTGCTAGAACCGCGGCAGCTACTGGTCAATCTGCTGATAATTTATCATCAACGTTAAGTGTGATGGAATCAATATCAAGTGCCAGTAGGGATGTATTGTTGAACCAAATTAGGTCTAATGCAGCTATGATTGAAGCCGCGGGTGTTGCACCTGCATTAGTCATGAGGGACATAGCTGAAAACGCAGAGTTCTTCGCATCATTCGCAAAAGATGGTGGACAAAATTTGATTGCTGCTGGAACTGCAGCAAGAAAACTCGGATTAGACATGAGTGCAGTGTCATCGATAACTGAGTCTCTGTTGGACTTTGAAACATCCATTGAAAAATCTATGGAAGCATCTCTTCTATTGGGTAGACAAATCAATACCGATAGAGCCAGACAGTTGGCCTTAACAGGTGACCAAGAGGGTTTGATGAAAGAAGTTCGAAGATTGGTCGGCTCTGAAGCAGAGTTCAATGAAATGAGTGTTTTAGCTAGAAGAGCATTAGCAGAGAGCGTCGGTGTCAATGTGGAACAATTATCAAGGTTGGTTAGAAATAATCGAGCCTCAGCATCGGGTGAGATAGCCACCGCGGGTAGTCAGAGTAGTATGGAAAAGTTGACCTCGGTATCGAATGAATTTTTACAAAGTATTGATGGTGGTATACGAAAAATAGGTAAGGAACTATAATGCCTTTATTAGAAGAAACAGCAGATTTATCAAATCTATCCACAGGCGGATTGAGAAATATGCAGAATCCCGCGGGTTCGGTCACGACCACAAATAACGCACCTCCGACATCGACGAATCCACAGAATCAAGCCGGTAGTGTTACGACACCAACCTCGGTACCAGGTACTACCGCAATTCCACCTAGTACGGTCGACGCGATTACAGAGGCACAAAACGCCGGAATCATTGGAACACCACAGAGGAGAGGGACACCTGGTGAGAAGGAGATACCTGATGGTGTGGGACAGAATAGATTGCCAAGCACGCCACCGAAACCAACACCGGAAGTCGGTCAAGGTGTTGATTATTTCAGTAATGAAAACGTTAAAGGTTTTGTAACAAACACCTTTTTTCAACGAACAGACCATGTAGAACCTTTGAGGGAGAATAATATCAGTAGGGACTCTAAAGGTGACCCAACAAGATTTCAAAATAATTCTAATCGTAGGTTCACGGGTCAATCGTCACGATTAGTAAATTTTACAAAACCATCTTTTACATTTTCCAACATAGAACGTAGTGGTTTTGTTTCATTATTCGACCAAAATAATTTATTTACAGCTAAATTTCCTCAATCAAGATTAGAAGAAATTGGTGATGCAAACTTCTTTGAAACCTACTATAGTCAGGTTTTCGACGTCGGTGGTTTGGGTATTACCAGTACGAATCAATTTACTTCTCGTAATTTAGGTTTTAGTGGATATTTAAACAGAAAATTAAAATCATCAAATGCCGGTATAAATATTTTACGTGGAGTAATCAATGGTGTGTCACCTACTAATAATTTTCTACCTAGTTTTGAAGTTCCATCAGATAGGAGAGAACCTTTTGTAATCAGAAAAATCGGTGAAAGATGGGGTGTAGATAGATTTCCAAAACCAGAACTACAAGGCGTTATGCCAGGTTTGGTACAAATCGATAAACCATCATTCAAAGGAAAAGATGTCATTGATTCCTTCTTCAACGCAATCGATGATGTTGGAAACAGAATATTAGGTAGGGAGCCTAGTGTATTTTTAGACAGATATTTCGCGGATGTGAAAAGGATTAATGGAGCAACGAATTCGATTGATTTTTTAACCAAAGGTTCGAGGTTTGTTCAAGCACAATCCGAACTACAAAAAAGAAATCCGTTTGACACAATATCATCAACTCTGTACAATCTATCCGATGAGGGTCAGATACAAGTCGGAGTTGGTGACCTCATACCAGACAATATAAAAAACGCTAGTGATAAATTCAAGGCGATGAAAGGTAAGGATGTTTTAAAACTAAATCTTGACCCAAAATCTTATAATCCATTATCGGTCTTCAGCGTACCTGGAGTTTTAGGTATCAATAGAAATTCATTCCTCGATATATCTTCGATAGCCAGTAAAGGCACTATCATCGATTATATTTCATCCAATGTTTATAAAACAATACAGACTGCTTTTGTAGAGAATATCAAAGAAAAGTTTAAAAATAGAAAAAAAGCACCAAAACTTAACATAGGAATTACTGGTAAAGACGTAAGAGATAAATTCAACGAATTGGCTAAAAACGCTTCCGATACAGCTGGTTTAGGTAATCTTGATTTGAGTGCATTTGAATTCAAACCAAAACCGAATCCAACCGCCGAGAAAATTGTTGAAACTACAGAAAACTTCTTAAAAGGTGTTAGGAAAGTAGCACAAAACTTTGAACTAATACCAGGCACTGAGAACGCAAAAGCCTCGAAAGCTAGATTAAGTCAAATCAATAAAGAATCATTTAGTGATAAAGGTGTTGATAGAGTTAATCTAATTCCTTACGGTAAAGATAGATATGCAGTTGGTGCCGGACAAGAATTGACTTTAGATGAATTGGACTGGTGTCCGTTCAAATTCAAAGATGTTAGAAATAATAAATTCATCACTTTCAGAGCCATATTGAGCGGTATTGTGGATACATTTTCACCTGAATATTCGTCAGAACGATATGTCGGCAGACCAGATTCAGTATATGTTTATCAAGGTACATCTAGGGAAATATCTTTTACATTCGATGTTTACCCAAAATCCGATAGTGAACTGATTACTCTTTGGGAAAAATTAAATTATCTTGCTGGTCAAACCTATCCGCATTGGACGGAAAAAGATACCTCTGGTGGTATTGGAATGATATCACCTTTTACGGAGTTAACCATCGGACAGATGTATACCGATACACCAGGTTATATATCGAGTTTAGCTTTCAACATCATGGATACAGGCACTTGGGAGACATACTTCGCAACACTACCGAAATATATACAGGTTAATTGTTCGTTTATCTATATAGGGAACAGATTACCAGCTGCGACTCAAAAACATTACGAAATACCTTGGGTGCCCGAAAAGGGATTAGAGGATTTGAGTATAACTCGTGATAGTAATTTTCACCTTATAAATTCTCAGGCCCGTGTAGACAACCAAATCGATAGAGGTAAATTTAAAAAATTATTATCTGCCGCAGGATTGGGTTAAAATGAAAAGGTATTCTAATAATAATATCAGAGTTGATAAAGATGGTAAGAGGGTCTACCCAACGACCTACTATCCTGAAATTCCAATACAGAACTCAGATAGTATCGTTACCGTTAAGGATGGTACAAGAATTGATAATTTAGCCGCTCAATACTACAACGACGTTTCATTATGGTGGGTAATCGCAAAAGCCAACGGTTTCAAGGGTAAGGTCGTCTTTCAATCTGGTGATTTGGTAAGGATACCGACGGATTTATCACCAATCCTAGGAAAGTTTGAAGAACTTAACAGAGTAGAATAATCATGATTAACTTAGAACCTATCGATGAGGCTATTCAGAAAAGACTTTTTGAAAAGATGAGAGCACTTGGTAGACGTCCTGCCTATTCCGACTCCCCAACAGACATATTAACGCAAAAAGATTTGATGACAAGGACAACTTTTATAAAAATGGTATCAGATCAACCTCGGCCGGTTATCTTGATGGGTGGGGAACTCAAACGTAGACCCGGTGGTGGTGCTATCAGAGAAGGCTATGAAGATATATACGGCTCGCGATTAAGTATAGATGATGTTATGGAACAATCAATAATCCAAGGTGTTGTGCTATCAACAGATAATTCAAATCCAAACAAAAGACCGATGCCAGGTATAAAATCCATAGATGTCAGTTTCAAAGGTGGTCTCCGTGCAACCAGAGAGGCTACGGTCAATTGGACGTGTTGGAGTTTTGAGGAAATCAGTAGATTGACCCCACATTTTTTATCAGTAGGTAAATCGGTTTTGCTGGAATGGGGATGGGTTTACAATAAACGGTCGCTTCAAAATCTACCTACATTTGTCGAGACGACCGCAGATGGAATGAAAATTAGAAGAGAGGCGTATAAAAATTACATATCCGATGTGTTGAAAGGCAAAGGTGATTTCGATATGATGACCGGTATTGTCAAGAACTTTGAATACACCACTCGTGCCGACGGAGCGTTTGACTGTCAGACGATATTAGGTTCAATCGGAGCTCCGTTAATCGACTCCGTGATACCAAATGAGACAATATTGGATACGTCGGACATACGTAACATCAGTAGTGATGAGGACAAAGAAAAATTAATCGCTAAGATTAAAAAAGCGAGTCGTAACGATGATGACCTACTGAGCTTGGATTTAAACCTTAGTTTGAAAACCTTTATAAAAAATATTGATGCCTACATCATTGAAAAATTGGGTGGTGGAAATCAACGAGTAACACCCGATGGTGTAGAACAATCAAGCATAATTAATTTACAAACCGGTAACAAAAGTAAATCTTATTATTTAAGGTGGAAAAAAAATCAGTTTCTAGCATTTGGTGATTTTCTCAAAAATACAGGTGGTGGAGCATCAGAAGTTTGGATTCGTCTCGGATGGTTCGAGGATAATATTATATCAAAGTTCACATCCATGACCACGAAATCGGATGTCATAACAGAGTTTCGTTCATTGGAGAACACCGGTGAAAAAATCAAAGATAAGGTCACCGAGGGTAACGCCGTTGTCGTCGCTAATGATGTGAAAAAAGGGCCGAATGGAGAGAAAATAAAAACTAATTCCAAGGGAGTAAAATACTATAAACCAATAATTAAGATTAGTCAAGGTAATAAAGATGAGTTGGAAAGTGTGAAGATTAGAAATAGTAAATTCCTCGAAACTCTAGATTTAAAAAATTACATATTACCTGGCCAATTCAAACCTCAGGAATACGATGAATACAACATCACCGATAAAAACGGACAGCCGGTAGACATAACGTTAGAGGGAGACGCTGATTTCATAAAAGTCCTGGCAGGAACAGTAAACGAGAAGGAAAATTTTCCACAATTCAAAACCGATGATGATAGTAAATTGGGTTATTTGAGAAATATGATGATTAACACCAGACAAATAATAGACGCTTTTGGTGCGGATGAGAAAACAGCTAAGGTGGAATCGATATCAATCAATGAAGCGATGGAAAATCTTTTCAACAATTTGAATCGTCCGATTGACCTTTGGGATTTTCAACTAAAACAAAACGAAATAGACACCAATAGGATAATGATTTTCGATGACCAAACCACCGGTGTAGATTTCACCAGAACGATATCATCCCAAAGAAGTAAATTCGATGGAGCTCAAATCAATCAACTCGGTGTATTTTATTTTCCTGTTTGGAGGTCTGACTCTATAGTGAAATCACAAAATATCACCGCGAAAATACCTAATGCTTTAACGTTATCCGCGATGTACGGTAGTAATTTAGACCAAATCAAGGTTACTGAACCAGGTGGTTTCGGTGACAAAGAAGGAATCATCGCTGGTGGATTGGGTAACAGTAAGGAAGAATCCGATGGTCATAAAAAAGGTCTAGATTTTGGATTCAGAAACCTTCATGATGTTGGTAATCAAAATGGATTAGCAAACGAGCCTCTGACTATAAACGGTGGTAAGTCTCACGGCGTAATTAATTATTTAAAACGAAAAGGTGGAGATGAATTAAAACAACAGTACGATGAATACGCCAAAAAACAAGAGGAAAAAATCAAAGAATTATCCTACATCGGTTCATCGACCCCATCTGGTTTCGACGATTCGAAACCAACACCGTTGTTATCCTACTTAGATGATAATCAGATTCAGCCTTATTTCGAGGAATCAACATACGAGAATCAAGAGGCTATCCAAGAGGCCTATGGAACGAAATACATCATTACAGACGATGAAATAAAGATGAGAGAATCTTTTACAAAGACGGTAAATTTCATGGTAACATCTAACGAGATAGAAGCAGGCGGTAGTGAGAAAAATATACCTGTTCTGATTCCGTTGGAAATGGAACTAGAGATAGATGGATGTGGTGGTATCTATCCAGGTAATTCATATCATTCAACCTACCTACCGAAACTCTACCAAGACAACACAGTATTTCAACTTTTCGATGTAAATCATACCGTTAGTGACTCTGGTTGGACTACGGCCCTATCGGGTAAAATGAGAACCACCATCGGTCAGGTTTTTAATGAAATAGATAAGGATAAAGTGTTAGCTGATTTGATTAAGAATTATAATAAACTTAAGGCGAAATCCACCAAACCGCCAAGGGATATCGGGTCACAATCTGATTTTAGAGGCACCACGTTTGAAACCGCAACACAAGATGAAAACTATGACGACCAACCATCAACAATCGGTGGAGCGATACCAGAAGGGGATGTCGTTGATATCGATGATTTTGTCCCAACAAATGTGATATCTGAAGAAGACCAAGCTGAAATTGATGCCAGAGCTCAAACTCTTGGAGTTCCTAATTTTACAGGTGACGACGATGGCTAAATTGAAAGACGACATGGAACGAATACATGAAAAAACAGATTTCAAAATAGATTTCGCCGGTATAACACAACTCAATGAATTTCAATACACACATGGTGGTTCGGTGCAACCAGGTTTGGAATATCACATACATTACACGGATGATAAAAAAGAGGTTTTTATGACCGGTGGGTCTCATAACAGTAGCTCAAAAATTATTCAGAAAGTAAAAGGTGATAAGAGTTTGTTCTCAAAATATACTAGTTTGAAATCTAGTAGAAAAACTAAATATCCTGATAAATTTTCACCAAATCCAACCGAGGGTGATTATAGAATTGGTGTCATCTATAGATATTTTGCCCGTAAGGCTAATAATTTGAACGGTGAACTTTTCGAGGTATCTGAAGAAGATTTCAATAATCAAAATAATCTTTTCAGTTATTTTCAAATAAAATGGAGGATTAGTGGAAAGAAGTTAGATGTCATTCAACAGAATAAACGAATCACTTTAGTAGCTAGTGCTAAACGAGGTAATGAACAACTAAGAAAAATAGTATTTCCTCTACAGCTTTGGAATCCACCCAAGGGTTCACCGGATGATATTCAGAGTAAACTCGATAGGAGAAAAATAATTTAATTTATCGAATCAACTCGATATGTATTGTAAATGGTTATATTAGAAAACAACGAACAGCTCAGTTCGTTTCTTAAAGTATATAGTGAACACGATAGTATTGTTCTGCCCGTACAATCCGATGAACAGAAGCATCCAACCGATGACGACATCTGTTTGGTCTACGTTCGGATAATCGAAGGCGAGGAGTACATCCTATGCTACAACCACAGCGAGTCTTTGAACCTAGATGAACCACCGAGTCTGAAATCCGATACGACCAAGTATACGTTGGATAGGAAGAGACTTGAACATTTGGTTGATATCAATAACGTGGTGGATGTTAATCTTTTGAACTATGTGGATACCAACGAACCGTTGGAGACCGATAACCTAGATACCAACGCACATCACTTTTTTAACATGAGACACTATAGGAAGAAAAACCTCAACCGAGTGATTCCTATATCAAAGCATTTGGAACTCTGTAGAAAGATATCGAAAATATTATCAAACGTGATAGAAAAAAATCTAGATGTAAATAAATCCTACAATGATGAAGTTCTTAACAACCTATCCTACATGGAAAGCAACGGAATCCAAACCACAGAGGGTATGGTTTACTCAGAGTACAACATATTCACATCAACAGGCCGACCATCGAATAGATTCGGTGGAACTAACTTTGCAGCTCTGAACAAAAAGGACGGTAGTCGGAAACCATACATCAGTAGGTTTAAGAACGGTGTGTTGGTTGAGATGGACTTCGATGCCTATCATCTGAGGTTGATAGGTGACAGAATAGGATACGAGTTCCCACAAGGTTCGGTACACGAACACATGGCGAAGTTCTACGGATGTGATTACGAGGAGTCGAAGCAAAAATCATTTCAGTATCTCTACGGTTACATACCCTACGAGGTATCGCAAATCAACCCTTTTTTCTGTAAAGTCGATGAATACATCAAACAACTATGGAGCTCATATAAATCCAAAGAATTTATAGTTTCAGATATTTATAGTAAGAGAATATATAGGAAAAATCTAACCGATATGAACGCTAATAAACTGTTCAACTATACTATTCAGTTGATGGAAACAGAGAACAACATGAGGGTTTTATCGGAGCTGATTCCTAGGATTCAAGACTATAGAAGTAAACTGATACTCTATAGTTATGATAGTTTTTTGCTTGACTTTAATATAGAAGATGGGTTAGATTACATCATGAAAGTTAAGGAAATATTAGAACAAAACGGTAAGTATCCAGTTAAAGTAAGCTGGGGACTGAACTATCATGAGATGAAAGACATTACGGAGAAGTTTGTATGATTCCAAATTGGAACAAAATACTAAAGGAGTGGAGTTATAGGGTTGGTGTTATAAAACCAAACAACTCAAGACACCTATACCATCTGAATAAAATCCTTGAGGAACGTGGATGGCCATATCAGGTCATAGAAGAGGTCATCGAAAATCTCTCGGAACAAGAGGACGATAAATATGTTTCCATTGGTTACGGTAGGTATAAAGAAAAGGGTAAAGAAAAAGATTCTGATGCTGATGTATTTGTAAAAACCGATGCTGGTAAATATGTAAAATCATCAGACCAAAAGAGTGATGATAAACCAGAAAAACCGAAGGGTAAACAATTAGGTAAAGGTGATTTTGATAGAGATTCTTCTAAGTCAACACCTAGTAAAAGTTTTCAAAGAGATATTGGAAAAAAAGATTTGGAACAAAGAGGTGATTTTAAATCAAAACAGAAGCATATATCAAGTGGTTTTGTAAAAGGGGCCGCACCAGGTAATGCTGGTTCTATGTATAACGAGATTATGAGTGGAGAGGTTTCGGATTTATTACAAGATAATCCTGATGCAACAGAAAGTGACTTAGTGAAAAGTATTCTAGATAAGTATGGTGATTCTAACTTGGCAAAACAAAACTCAAGTAACAGAATGGCTGGTGGATTAAAAACTGGTGAGTTACCAGATGGTTTACCAAAAGAAGAAAGAGAACTTTATACCAAGACATTGATTGCAGTTAGAAGTGGTAAAAGAAAACATCAAAGGTCACAGAGTGCTTCAAAAGATTTAGGTTGGAAAAATACAGAAACAGCAGAATATTTTGGTGATTCTGCAGGATTAAAAAAACAAGAAGAAGATATTAACTCAGCATCTAAAGTTGTGGATTTAGATGGTAATGAAATACCAAAAGATGAGATAATAGAATTAATTAGAGCTGGTGGTGGTGGAGACAACCCATCGGATACAGCTACAATCATTAAAAATAAAGATAATGGTGAGGCCACAATATTATTTACATCGGATAAAGATTCGACTAATGCTATTATAGCTCAATCATCCACTAAGGCTGAATCTACTCAAACTGATGATGCAATTCTACAATTAGGTGATGATGGTAAATTATCTCAAGAAGAATCTGAAGCTATTGCAGGTGAGAGAAGGAATTATGCTAGTGGTTTAAAAGAGATAGAGAATAAGTTAAAGAGTGTAACCAATGAACCGGCTAATTACCTTAAAGATAATGTGGATGATAAGGTTGTTGATTCTATGGTCAATTCTTCTGCAGGTGCAAATCCAAGAAAGTATTTTGATGCTGAAAAGAAAAAATTTAGTAGTGATAAAAAGATACCTAAAACAGACAAAAGGTATTCGGACTTTTTACCAGAGGGTTCTGATTCACCACCTACAGATAAACAGATAGTACAGGCTCTTTTAAACTATTCTACATCAGGTGTAAAAGATTTAACAGGCCCCCAGCAAAAAATGATTGGTAAGGCTAATAAAGAAAATGGTGGCCCTAGTGTGGAGGAGTCTGTAGAGCAGGTTAGAAAAGATTCTATAGAATTACTTGATAAACAAATATCAGACCTTGACCAAATAGAGGTTGATGGTGTAGGTGTAGGTACTTATATCGAGGGAAACAATATTTGGAAACAAGGACATATGGATGCCATAGGTGGTAAGAAAGGTGTTCATAAACATAGAGGTATGTTTGAAACAAATCATGCTGGACTTGTTTTGGATGGTAATGTTATGAAAAAGGCCTTGGGTGTTGAATCAAAAGAAGACTTTTTGAATAAATTAAAAGTAGAAAAAACACAAGTACAAAAATCTAAAGAAGACAGAGTTACTGGCTCTACAGGTTTGGTTTATATGATGGTTGGTGACAAAAAAGTTCCAATTATGGAAAAGAGACAAAGGACAAAGGATGGCCCACTTGGAAAACTACAAACAGTTTATAAATGGACACCTGAATTCCAGCAACTTATTAAGGACAATCAGTAATGAGAACACAACTACTCTGTACATTTACAAAACGTAATAGATTCTATGAAACAATAGATATCATATTAGCCTGTAATGATATCGTATTCGATAAGGTATACGTGTTTCAGAACGAAAACGATTACCATCAGTTAATATGCACCTATAACGTCGAGTATGATGAGGACGCCATACAAGAAGTACCAGACACGATATCCTTACATAGAAAGAAGAATACCAATACCCTTTATACAATCAATGCACTCAACGATTTGATTCGTGAGCTCAACGGTGGTAAGTTGGATAAGACGTTTCCAATCGAATGGGAAAATTATAAGAACTGTTTATTGTTAACTAATGAGGAAGGTCTTAATAAAATACCTACTAGAATCTATACGATAATAAATTCAAAAACTTGGGAAAACGAGAAAAAATAATTGTATTTTCAAAAACTTGATTATACTTATACTTGAATGGTTACGAAAGTAACAAATACTAATTAACTAATTAAATAATGGAGAATAATAATGGATTTAAATGCAATCAAAAATCGCCTTAATCAACTTCAAACCACAAATAACAGAACATCAAATCTTTGGAAACCATCACCTGGTAACCAAAT